ACACATGATATGCTATCATCTGTTCATCATTGACTTAGTTGCATTGCTGTCCACTAATCCCCCGATCATCGTATCGATGATGCCCTTCTGCTCTCCAGTGTAATAGCTTTGATCCCATTGGTTCACAGCATATCCTCGAATGAATGCGTCCATCCTTGATACTTCAAACCACTTATCAAAGTCTCTGTTCTCTCCATACTTTGACTTAGCAATCTCATAGGCTTGCTTGTCCACTTGGATTTGCTCTGTCGTTCTTGTGCCTTTGAGTTGCTCTCTCAACCTAGCATAGTCTTCACTCAATGATGGAGCAGCATGGAGCATGTCACCTAGTATTGCGTTCTCTAGTTCTTGGCCTGACATTGATTGATCAAAGACTTCAATCCTAGCCTTGCCTGTCGGGCTGTCTTCTGGATGATAGAACTCAAGCTTTCTTTGATCTGCCACGCCGGATGATCGTTTATCTGCCAGCTCAATACCTGAGAATATCGGGTACTTTTGTTTTAATCGTGCTTCTATTTCAGTGATTGTTTCAGCCATTTTAACCTCAATGCTTGGTTGCCAAATCTGTCTTATCTTTGATTGGTTCGTCTACCGCAGTAACTTCGACTGCATCACCACCGGCCCAACTGATTGTGAATGCTTGTGACTGTGGCTGATCTTCTTTCTTATCTCGAATGCCAAACGGTTGGTTTCTTGCTGTTGTCCACTTGAGGGTATCAATCTCTAGCCTGCGTCTATTGACTTCAGCGTTCAGTTCTCTGACATCCACTCCTTTTGGCAGTGGAGCCATTGCCAATCCATTGAGGTGATCGGCGTAGTATTCTGCTTGAAGGATACGCCCTTTGCGGTACAGCTCCCACAGTTCGTCATCTCCTGCCACTGCTCTTGTGACTGCTCGATATGTTGGCATGTCTTTTGATTTAACAATATCAACTAGGGTTTCGCCTTGTGCTAGTCGATCTACGATCTTTTCCATGATCTCTGCGTTAACGGTTCTACTTTTTCCCATTTGGTTCACCTCTTTGTTTGTGGGATTATAGCACAAAAAAGGCCCAGCGCAATAATGCTGGGCCAGTAGTTGAGGAAGCAGAGCAGTGGGAAATGGGAGGGACGCCGCTCTATCCGTACCTTAGTGTATCAGAAAGGAATGTGATCATCAAATGTTTTTGACCTTTTGGGCCTAATGTCCACGACTTCTGCGTTGGGGAATGATTGCTTGACTGCTTTTTCAAACTCTCCTGCTTTGTGTTCTCTGAAGTGTCTGTATGCTAGAGCGACTTCACGCATTGTGAGCAGTTCTAGTTCTGGTCTTTGTTGTTTAATTGCTTGCCACGATCTTCCATCTTTCATTATTCCGAACAGCTCACCGTCTATTTCCATCTCCCAAATGTCCGTAGAGGCTCTTTGAGCGCCTAGACGCTCTGCTTCTGCATCCATAGCCGTCAGCCCTCTAACAACGATCTCTGCGCGTATTTTACATTCCTCTGTATTATTCTCTTCGATAGCTGCGTTCATCTTTGCCATTGCAGATCCATACTTCTGGGCTGTTTGTACGCTTACGATTTCTGGCAGCATGTCGATCCCCCATTTAATATCCATTTGTATTGCCAATCGATCTACTGGTGCGATTGCGTAGTCGCACATAATTTCTGTTTTGCTTGCTTCACGATTAAACAGTCTGTCTGCTTTTTTTGAATACTTAGGTTTTTTAGTTTTCATTTGGGTTCCCATCTTCTTTTATTCCTCCACAGTTAAATCACCACAGTTTTATCTAATCCACATTCCCCCACAGTAGTATGTCTAATACATACAACTACTGTGGTGGAAGTATTTGTGGCCTTTTCTTCCACAGTTCCACAGTTCACCACAGTTCATAAATATACAACTGTGGAACTGTGGAGAGCATACAATTCGCCCACCGAAACCAGCCATCAACCCACCTCCTCCCAATGAACCCATTCTCCCACGACAACGCATGGGACATCTCTTCCATGTCGTTTGGAAGGTATGTCTGCGATTTTGAGACTACCATTGTTGATCCATTGCTTTGCCACTGCTTTGGCTCTGGCTTTATCGCCTGATTTATCTAAGTCTAGATCAAGTTGTTCCGCTACTGCTTGTCCGATCCAGTTCTTTGCTCTGACATCTGATCTGTATGCTTGTTCGTTTTCTTCTGCCTTTGCGACTGTTCTTTGTACCTTGTATAGGTCTTTACTTGTTATGCCGTCGAACAGGTCAGGCAGTTTAAACTCTGTTGCTACTCCGAGGCGTTCACCGTTTGCTATCTCGACTGACACCATGCGTCTGTAAGTTGCTTTGTCTGAAGGCGGTGCTAGGTTTGCTTTGCCATCGTCTATTCGGAATATGCCGAGGCTTTCTTGTTCGTCCACTCCGAGTGATTGTGCATCTTCTGGTGTGATCCTGTTGATTACTCTTGCTGCTCTTGCTGCACCGATCAGACTGCCTGCTCCACGCACTGAGTCAACGGTTGCGTCTTCTCCGTTGCCTTTGCGGATGTGATGCACAAGCTGAACTGAGCTGTTGGTGTCTCTGGCTAGCTTTCTGAGCATTGCCACGACTGCTTGGACTGACCCGTTGTTATTTTCGTTAACGAGGTGAGCTGAAACAAAGGGGTCTAATATTACGACACCTATGTTGTTTGCTTTAATCTTGCGGATCATAAAGGCTAGCAGCTCATCGTTTTGGATCAGTCCATCCCTTCCTTCTGCTGCAAGTGTGATCTGCATGGTGTCTTCGCCATCCATAAACAGCTTGCCTGTGACATCATCTGGCGTGAGGCCGTAGTGCTGCATGGCTGCTAGGGTTCTCATCTGCATTTCAGAGATCGGATCTTCTAGGTTTATGATCCAAGTGTTTGTTTGCTGTTTGACTTGGACGCCAAGGAGGTCTTTGCCTGTTGATATTGCCAGTGCCTCGACAATGATTGCGGATGTTTTACCTATCCCACCGGCTGATGCTGTAACGCTGATATACTTCTTGATGTAGTCGTATCCATAGACCCACTCTCTGCGTGGCAGAGACAGCGCGTCAAACATTGTGTAAGGCGTGGGCCACTCATGCCCCGTATCGTCCTCTGTGTGGCTCTGTGTAGGCTCTGGGGCTATGTTCATGGCTTGGTTTTGTTGATCCATGCGCTCGGCTGCTGGATCAGGTGCTGGCGTCCAGCCTTTTGCTCTGGCCCCATCAATTGCCTTTTGGACTTCTCTTTGCGTGTCTTCTGGTGAGTATCCTGCCAATGTAAAGCTTTCACTGATCGCGTGTATTTCTGGATCAGCCAAGCCTTTGTTGACATATGACCCTACCAAGCGAACCATATTGAGATGCCAATCATCCCCTGCTAGCACGTTCTGGACTGCCATCTGCCTGTCCATTGCCTGCTGCCCTAGATCTATGTCTAGGGTGCTAGCAACTGTGGCTGATGTCTTAGGGAATGTTCGCATCATGCGCTCAAACTCTACTGGATCTCTGTCTGTTGAGAACTCTGTTCGCATTGTGACCATCTCGGGAACATAGCCTTTGTCTTGTTTCTTTTGGTTAGGCCATGAGACTGTGCCTGCCACGCGCATGATGCGGCTGGGGTTAACGACTGCTGGATCTGTTTGCAGTGATGCTGCAATTGATTTCTGAACGTCACGCCATGCTTGGAGGTTTTGCACTGGCTCTTCGAGCTGCCAGTAGGCGTGGCCTCTAGCGAATGGCGTTGTGCCTGTCTTGATTGACATTGTGAACTTGGGGCCAGCAAAAGACAGGATGTTTTCCATTGCTCCTGATGTGTCTGCGTCTGCAAAGCAGTAGAATGCCGCAAGGATGTCGGTGTCTTTGGCTGCTTGGCCTGCCGGTATGTCGCGTATTGGATCAATTGGGTTGATGCACATGTAGATGTTTTGCTTGGCTTCGTTCATTGCTTCGGCGTGCTGCACTGCATCATCAATGTTTTTTAGTGCAAATCTTGCTGCATTGGCTGATCCAGTTGTTGAGATAGAACGTATTTCTATTATCGGTTGACCGACAGCATTCCAATTTTTTGTAATCTGTGATATAAACTGTTTTATGTCTTTGGACTTGGGGGCCATTTCCATTTTGTTTTCCATTTCCCTATTCATATTGAACCTCCCTAAACTGCCCCAGCGATAGAACCGCTGGGGCTTTTTTTTATTTAGAACTCTGCGTCAGCCGGTGGGGCTGCTGCGGGGGCTGGTTCAGGAGCTGGTGCTGCTGCCGGTGCTTCTAGGGCAATGCCTGCTGCCGCGCCTTCTTTGAGGCTATCGGGTTTATCAACAGCAGTGACTTCAAAGATCGGCACACATGTGCCGCCCTTGGTAAACTTGATGTCTTTAGTGTCAACAAGCTGAAGCCTTGCTGCTTTGCCTTCTGGAATTTGCGAAAGCTTTGGGGCCAGCTCTGTAAGTGCTGCCCAGACGCCTGCGCCTGCTTGCTCCCACATTGCTACCTTACCGCTACCGATTGCGCACTTAACTGAGAAGCCTTTCTTGTAGTCATCTCCAGGTTTAGCCATCATTTGATTAACTGATGGGTTCCACTTCCATTCTGGCGCCACGCCGATCATGCCGTCTGATTTCTGCCAACCTGTTTTAAGGCTTTGCAAATCAATTATGAATCCGTTTGCGCGTGCGCTTTCAAACTCATCCTTGGCTGCACCGTCTCGAATGTAGAACTGCTTGGCTCGAACTGCACCGTCTTGGGTGCCGCGTGCTGACCATTGCAGATATGTATTAACGTCAGAGCCTGTTGCTCCTAGATCGATTTCAAACATTTTGTATCCTTTACGTTGTTTGATTGCTGGGATTGTTGTGCGCGTAACCCTGCGCTGGGATTAAAAACCATACAGCTCTTCCCGTGTGTCTTCCGACCCGTTCCAGTAAAAGGAATTTGGGTTGACCGGTATGATGTCTTTAATTTCGTCTGCGCTACCTGAGCGCAAAAACTTCTCAAGCCTAGCAATCCGCTTTTTAGCTATGGCTAGGATCTGTGTCGGATCGCCGTCTTCTAGCAGGCTTGTCTTCTTTGATGACACATAAAGAAACTTAACAATCTGGTTGCCTCTTGCCTGCTGATAGATCGCGCGTTGTAACTGATGCTCTGCTGACATGGTGCTTGGAATGCGGCCTGTTGTTTTAAGATCAACGACGATGCCGTGATCAGGGAATACAAAATCAAGGTATCCGATTACAGGTATTTCAAAGTCAGGAGTTTTAGCTGTGATGCTGATCTTTACTTGGCCCTCTTCTGGGAACTCAGGCTTTCCGTACTGCTCAAGGTCTTTCAGTGCCAGCTCCATGCACGGCTCAATCATAGCGCGCTCTTTGCTGATCTTTTCGTCGGCTAGGA